CTGATGTAAAACTGACTGAGTTTTCGGTTACTGCAATAATTGTTTGAGTGCCGTTAATATCGTCAGCATCAACTCCACCAGTATCTTCTGCCCCGGCAATAACCACTGTATCACCAATATTTTTATCATTATTTGCCATTTCAACCTCAATGGTTGTTGAACTACTGGTGGTGTTAATCGGAGGAGAGGTTATATTTTCATATTTTACAACCTCAACCTCAAAGGAATTGGTTGAAACTGATGTTACATAATGCTCAGTATCGTTTAAATTAGCAGCTGGCATTCCGCCTGTGTCCTCAAAGTCCTCAAAAGTAACCATGTCTCCAACAACAACTTCAGAATAAGGGTTATTAACGGTAATAACATTTTCAGCATTGGAGGTTGTTTGAGTTTCTATAAATGGCACCACTAACAGCTGATCATTAATTGTGTATTCTGAACCACCACCATTAGCGACTGAGGTGGTAACAGTCTCGGTAATTGGGATTGTAAAAGTTTGAGTATCAACAACAGTAGCCGTGTGATCTGTATTTAAACTAGCTGCTGGCACTTCACCAACTGCCAAAGCACCAGCAATGGTAACAGTATCACCAGTGGTTAAATTGTGACCATACGCATTAACAGTTGCTGTGCTTGCAGCTGCCGTTAGATCAAAACCGCCTCCATAAAGTTCTATAGGATTAACCAGTGGATCTTTCCATGGTGGAACATCAGGGATAACAGGTGTAACCCCACCACCGTAGCCAGATCCCGCCTTGCCCCAATTAATCTCTTTGATGATCTGGTGAGCATATTGAAAGCCATTGTCAGTAGGAAAAAAGAGTTTTTGTGATTCATCATTGGTGTATCGACCAGTGGTTTTAAGAAAATCAACAAATAAATTTGCTACCTTAACCGATACCGTACACCCTTCACTGCTCTCAACAATGGTGGGTTCATCCATTTTTCCAGCATAAACAATAATTGGATCTGCGATCACTGCTTGAGATGTATTCATAAATCCCTTTCTGATAATCACAGATCGATCCATAAAGTTTTCTGAAAGTATTTGCACTAAAAAGGTGCGATCCACGCCAGACAGTTGCAACTCTATATCTGAAACAGTTATGGCGTTACTTTCATTAATGTCTGAAAAGGTTATAAATTGACCGCCAGCCAAATAAGTATTTGAGTTCCATGTAATTGGCGTATTGTGATCAGTCATATAAACAGTACCACTATCAAAAAATACTTCGATTAAATGGAAAGGTTGATTTTGTGATTTAGCAATTTCAGTCAGAACTGCTGATGACATATTTCGATCAGTCATTACACCACCTCAATCAATGCTATTTCATAAGAATATAAGTTGGTGAAGTTGGTGCCAAACTCTTGAACATCATCTTGAAATGACACAGTAAAAGGCACACTGGCAATAGTGACAGTTGAATCATCAGCAATGTCTTGAACTGCTGAAGGGTGGAAACTAAGTGTTGCATCACCACTACCGTCACTGCTCATGTCATCGGTAACCATATAGACTTTTGAATGATCAGAAAACTTAATGAAATCTCCTGATCTTAAAATATTTGAAGTTGATGCAGTCAGTCCATCAATAGATGCTGATGTTGCACCAGATGATACCGCACCATCAACTACCGGGCTTTCACCTGATTCACCTCTGGTAGTGCTAATGGTAGGTGGCACATAAATAAAGGTTTCGTATTGTCCTTTTTGTTTAACGGCAAAAGCATAGATGGGTGCAAATTCGGCTCTGGTCATTGGAGGGAAAGACACATTTAATAACCAGCGTTGTCCGCCTCTTGATCTAACTTGACGCTTTAAGCTGATTGATATGCTGACCAATGTTGGTTCAATGGATTGAACGCTAACATCAGATGCAGCTGGGGATGATGGAAAGGTGCCAGCCATTAGGTCGCACCTAAGAGTTTGCCACGCCTTCTAAAACTGTTCTCCACGATTGATACAATGTTGGGTGCTTGTTGGGCTATTGCTTGAGTTGCATCTTTTGAATCCCAAGCTGTGATATTAAATGCAACATTAACATTGGTGCCACCACCAGAACTGCCTAGTTTGTCATTAGGTACGATGGTGCCAGTTTGATTAGGCACAAATAATTCAGCACCTTTTTCACCGACCAGATAAGGTCTGCCAGCTGTGACGGTTCCGCCTTGTGCAGCTGCTCCAATTCCAAACATTTTTCCAAAGCCTGTTCCTCCAAGCCAAGGCATGAAGGATTGCATTACCCACATCTTAGTCATTTCAGTAATAATTAATTTTAATAAAGAGGTGGCTAAGTTTTTAAAGTCCATAAACTTATCTGACATCAGATTGAAAAAATCAGTGAATGACGCACTTATATTTGCTGTTAGGTTTCCGGTTGCAGTTTTAATTGAACCTAAAACCTTAGTCCAGACGTTTTCAATAACAAACGATTCATCTTCCACATTGTCAGTCACATCGGCAAAGGCTTTAATAATGTTGTCAGCCATTTCTCTTGTTGCATCTATGGTCTCTGAAAAATCTAAAGGTTTTTCAAAAGTTCCTTGTAAACTCGACCACTCCAAAACTAATTTATCGTGCATTTCATCAAAGCCTTCAGTGAATTTATCCAACCCGAAACGAGCACCAAGGAAAGTCTGGCTAAAAGCACTCAGCCAATCTAAAAGAGCAATTTGCATACTTAACAAATCAAGTTTTGTATTGAACATAGTTTCAGCAAATGCGTTTCCAAAATCTTGTATTGCCTCAACACCACTTGCCAAGCTGTTGACTAATTTTGCTGCCATTTCTCTTGAAAAGGCTTCAGCGCCGTCATTAGCCCTTAGAAATTCTAGCGTCATTGTCTCTAATTTATCGGTTATTAATGTAAACGCTGGTGCGAGAGCACCAAAAAATTGATCTCTAACTGCTCGAATAACAGTTAAAAATTCTTGCCACTTATCATTTGCAACTGCAACATCATCCAGTGTAGATTTTCTAATCGCTAACCCTAAACTTTTATATCTTTCAATAACCTCATCTAGTACATCGCGACCTTGACCAAGTAGGGCATTTAATTGTGCACCAGTTCTACCAAACAGAGCCATAAGCACTGAGTTTTTCTCTAAAGCAGAATCGGTTTTACCCAGAGCATCCACCACATCCATCAAAACTTCATCCGTTTGTCTTAACTCGCCAGCGGAGTCTTTAACCGAAATACTGTATTTTTCTAGTATGGGCTTAGCGACACCCAAGTTCATAGTTGCATCACCCAAGTTCTTGGTAAATTTCTCCATTCCTATTCTTAATTTTTCAATCTCAGTACCGGATTCAACCGCACCAAACTGCAAGGCTTGTAACAACTCTGCACTCATTCCAATTCGATCAGCTGTTTTCTGAATAGCATCCATTGACTCAAACGATTTCTTGCCTAAAGCAATAAACGCTGTGGCAGCAGCCAACGCAGCAGCTGTAATAGCAAGTAGGGTTTTACCTACCGCCTTACCAGCATTGCCCATAGATTTTAAACCCTTCGTTACTGTATCGAAGGCTGCCTTCGTGTTGTTCTTTGCAGTAAGTGTAAAACCTATCTTCTTATTTGTTGCCATTCTTCATTCTCTCGTTTTGCCAATCCATGTATGCAATCCAGCCTTTAAACTCTGACACCGACATTTGTTCAATCTCTGCTACCGTCTTATGCAGATGTTGAGCCAATGAATATAGAGTTTGTAAATCAGTGTCAGCTGCTATTTTTTTGCAGTGTCTTCTACCGTTTCATCAGACTCAAATAACCAAGTTGCTACTCGGTTAATCACTTTGACATCAGCTTTTTTCATTAATGTTGCTTTGTCAGTAAGGTCAAATATACGATTGCCCTCACCATCCAAAGAACAGTGAATGATCACTAATGCCATGAGTTCCATGTCATTGTTTCGTGCCAGCTTTTGTAGCTTGTTACTGATTTCAAGTGTTAATGGTTTTGCATAGATCACCAACGGTTCACCGTCAGCACCCCATTCATCAACACTCAATTTTCTAATGTCTAAAGCTGCAAAATGAGCCTTGACATTATCTATTGTGCCAGCCATCTTATACTGCTGATATTGTTAGATCGCCACTGCCTTGAGCAGAAAAGCTAACCATAACTAAATCATCATATGATGTTGAAACTGATACACCAGTTACAATCGCTGTGCCAGTGTAATAAGTATCACCAGAATCAGCGCCCTCAGGGTACAGATTCAAAGTTACACTATCACCCGGATTCAGTGCTTGCTGTCCAGAATCAGTGTCTTCTAACCAGATACAATCTACTGATGCAGTCCAAACCTTCAGAGTGTTGGTAAAAGTCCTTGCAGCATCACCCATTTTAGTGGTGTCCGCTGTTTCAGACTGATAATCTACGGAAAAACTCCTAACACTACCTACAGCGTCAGAGCCTACCTTTACAACACCGTCAATTCCTTTATGTGCCATTTGATTTTCCTCTATATTTTAAAGTTAAATTTATAGTGCGGTATCTGGCGCGTTAGCAGCCGTTTCATACTCACACACCCATACCATAGTAGCGACAGCCAAAGGTTGATCGCCTTCACTCTGGTAATCAATGTCAGTGGATTCAATATAAATATCCTTCACCAATCCATTGATAGTTGAGCCACCTAATGCAACCTCAACTTCTGAGCACACGGTATCTACTGTGTCATCAAAATTTGAGACTGCTTTGACATAAGCATCTATGTTGACCGATAAGGATCTACCCATCAGCCTTGACGTTCTGCCCATGTCAAGAGGCTCTGAAGTTTCAGAAGTTGTGTAGATTAACAACCCCGGAAGATTAGATGCTTGCAAGGGATAAACCCTTGACTGAAAAACATTACTTCCTGTGGTGGTTAATCCTGTAACCTCCGTTGCAATGCGTTCCCGGATCTGCTGTCTTACATGAGCCACTACTGTGTCTCACCAATTAAGACAGTTACCCCGGTATTATCAGGCTCAACGCTTACAATATTGTAAGTCACTGAATCCACCTGAATCGTATCGCCTTGCTCAACATTAGTTACATCGCTTGATCTGCAATACATCACAGGCTGGGATGATTGAACACCGACCTCACCACCGGGAATCTCAAAAAATTCCTTGTTGAAGATCACATTGATGCTGGATCCGCTACCATCAATCGTAATGGTGGCAGCCGATCCGTTAGCATCGGTGTCAAAATAACCAGCAAGGTCAGCACTGCTCTCAAGAACCATGTCACTTCTTCTTGCTTCGTTTCTTCACAGTGGATTTCTTCACAGACCGATCAACCGTCTTAGGTGCCTCAGAGTTTTCAGCAACTTGATGT